GATGATAGCGGTGGCGGCAATTACGGCCCGACAACTTACGATTAACCATGCCGACACGCTGCGCCAACTGGCCGGAAGCTCTCGCCGCCTACATCGACCGCAAACGCAACGAGCCTTTCGCTTGGGGCGTGAACGATTGCTGCTTATTCGGAGCCGACTGGATTGAGCTTTGCACCGGACTCGACCCAGCGGCAACTCTGCGCGGCACCTACAACAGCGCGCTTTCGGGCGTGCGCGTGCTTGAGAATCACGGCGGGCTAATCGGAACCATCGAGACGCACTTCAATCCTCTAGGATTCAAAGCAATCGGCCAAGGATTCGCTGGGCGCGGCGACATTGCGGTGCGCGACTGTGGCAACGGTGACACGATGGGTATCGTGCTGGGATCAAATGCAGCCTTTGTCGGCAAGGACGGACTTAAATTCGCAAACTTAAACGACGGCGCGGAAACGCGCTTCTGGAAAATCTAATCATGCCAGTCTTCGCTAATCCTTTCGTTTGGGTCGCGCTCATGAACGCTTTTAACAGCGTTGCAATCGCCACGGCGATCACGACCGTGCTGAACTTTGTTGCCATTACAGCGGCATCAATGGCGGCGTCTAAGCTCCTCGCGCCAAAGGCTCCGAGCTACACCGACGCCTCGCTCTCTCAACGCTCGCAGATGGTGCGCTCGCCTATTGCTGCGCGCAACGTGATTTATGGTCGCTGCCGTGCGTCTGGCACCGTGGTTTACATGTCCACGACTGGAAGCAGTAACGAGTATTTGCACATCGTTGTTGCTCTGGCTGGCCACGAAATCCAAGAAATCGAGGAGGTTTATTTCAACGACGATCTCGTGCCGCTTGTAAGCAATACGCCGACAGGTTTCTACAACGGCGTTGCGCGCGTGAATAAGCATCTAGGCGAATCCTATCAGACGGCGGACACCGATCTAATCAACGACACGGCCAGTCTGACGGACGGAAAATGGACGAGCGACCACAAGCTGTCTGGCATAGCTTACCTATACGTCCGCCTGACTTGGGACACCGAGAAATTTCCGAGCGGTATTCCGAACATCTCGGCAGTCATCAAAGGCAAGAAGGTACTCGATACGCGCACGAGCACGACGGCTTACTCGGCCAATCCTGCACTGTGCTTGCGTGACTATCTCACCGACTCGGCTGTCGGCATGGGCATGGACGCGACCGAGATTGACGTCACCGCGATCAATGCAGCCGCGAACATCTGCGACGAGGATGTCGAGGTGAAGCCGATTACGGTACCGGCAACCTACGAAAACCGATACGAGTGCAACGGCGTCATTGCCACAAGCGCATCGCCCGACGAGAACATCGGCAAGCTCCTCTCGGCGATGGGCGGACTCATCGCGTACTCTGGCGGCAAGATAGTGGCTTACGCTGGCGGCTATCGCATCCCAACGGTGACGCTCACCGAAAAGCACTTCGTGGGCCCGCTCAACATCCAGACACGCACAAGCGCGCGCGACCGCGTAAACTCGGTGAAAGGCGTTTATGTCAGCGAAGGCAACGGCTGGCAGGTCTCCGACTTTCCTACGATCTCGTCGACGACCTACGTCGATAACGATAATGGTATTCGCTATTACCGCGACGTTGTGCTTCCGTTCACGACCTCCTCATCCTGCGCTCAACGCTTGGCCGTCATCGAGCTGAGACGCGCGCGCGAGGAGATTACTTTCACGGCTAGATTCCGTCTCGAAGCAATGCAGGTTCGCGCGGGCGACACGGTCATGATCACTAACGCAAAGCTCGGTTGGTCGTCGAAGGTTTTCGAGGTGATGGAGTGGCATTTTGCTACCGACGGCAATCCGCCGCAGCTTTACATTGACATGACTCTGCGCGAAACCGCGTCGTCGGTTTACTCGTGGACGGTGGCCGACGAGGTTTATGTCGCCGACTCTCCGAACACGACCTTGCCCGACCCGTTCACGCTCGGCGCGCCATCAAGTCTCGCACTCACCGCAGACGGCACCACGCAATTCATCCAAGCCGACGGCACCGCGGTTCCGCGCATCAAAGTAAAGTGGACGCCGCCAGCCGAGGAGTTCATCCAAAGCGGCGGCGCCGTCGTCATCGAATACAAGCCGAGCACGAGCACGACTTACCTGACGTGGAGCCGAGTCGAAGGCGCGCAGACGGAAGATTACATCAGCAGCGACGTGAAGATCGGCACCAACTATGACGTGCGAATCTTCGGCGAATCGTATTTCAAGATCAGCACGAGTTACGTCACTAGCTCGGTCACGGTCGCGCCTGACACTACGCCGCCAGCGACACCGACCGGACTCACTGCCATCGCCGGAACTGGGCAAATCATATCGCTCGACTGGGACGACAACACTGAACCCGACTTCGGCGAGTACGGCGTTTGGCGTAACACGAGCAACGATTCGGGCGGCGCGACGAAGATTGCCGAGACGCGAGCGAGCCGATTCGTGGACGTCAATCTCACGCTTGGCACGATTTACTATTACTGGATTTCAGCCTACGACCGCAGCGAGAATCAAAGCGCAAAGAGCACCGGCGCGAGCGCGACAGCGGTTGCCGTGACCGCTGGGCAGACGGACAGCACGCCGCCAGCCGACCCAAGTGCGCCAACGGTAAACACGACCGGAACTTATTTGAGCGGCGACGGCACGACGCTCGCGCGCATCGTCGTCAATGTGCCAGCGTTCACAACGCGCTGCGTCATCATGAACGTGCTTTACCGCAAGAGCGGAACGGCGGGATGGATTGTCGCAGACCAGCGCAGCACCGGCGGAAGCACGTCCTCAATCGACGACCTGACGCCGAACGTGACTTACGAAATTGCCGTGCAAGCGTTCAGCGCGTTCGGCATCGCGAGTAACATCGTCAGCGGTGGCACGCAGACCGCGCCTAACAACTCAACGGCACCGGCTACGCCGAGCGGTTCAGGTCTGTCTAAGATCGGAGTGACGCCTAAGCTCATCGAGAGCACGCGCGAGTATTACTTTGGCACGCGCGCATCTTGGACTCCGAACAGCGAGACGGATTTTGATCACTACGAAATCAAAGCCGTATCTACAAACAATAGTAGCGACACGTCATACACTTGGTTCGGAGAAGCTGGCGGATCAAACTCGTTGGTCTCAACCAAGGCCAACACAATGTGTTTATATGCGGCGACTCCTTCAACCGGATTTACTTTCTTGCGCGCAGTCAATCGCAGCGGCGTCGCGTCGGCATGGGTGTATGTCGGCTTGGCCGCTGACAACGCTTTTCTTGGAGCTGGTACGGTCAGCGCGCAGGACAAGAGCGACGTGAGCGTGAGCGGCATCAAGACCGGAGCATCCGCCGCATCGAGCGTGCGCCAAGTTCAAGCCGTGTTTCAGGCATCGCACGTCGTCGCGCTTGGTGGTGGTTCACCTTCGCCAACCGAGACATTCTCTGTGGACATTTCCAACCGTGGATTCTCGACGAAGCCCGACGTCGGTGTCGGTGGTTGCGCGAGCGATGCAAACCTGATTGCCGCTTACGATTTTGATAACGCCTCAAATAGTTCATCGACTGCTTACGTTCGCGCGGCGACGTTGGACGGCAGCAACATTGGTGCGGGCAATTATCGGTTCAATCTCGACTTCACCGAATACAACTAATCATGGCTCTCCAAAAAACAATCGCTCTGCCGTCCGGTATCTCTGGCAATTATATTCGCCTCACGTCGTATCGCTACGACCGTTCAACGCTGGAAGCGTCGGCGATCTTCGCGCTCTACCTCGACGCAGCACACGCGCAGGCCGGTGCGGATTACCTCGTGCCGGTCATCGCCAAGCTCCGACTAAGCGGCGCGAAGTTCACGCAGTATCTCGGCGCGGAAGCACTCGCCGACCATCAAGTCCTCGCTCAACTCTACGTTGCAGCCAAGGCCGAGACGTTGCTTGCTGGCGGTGGGCTTACCTCGATCGACCTAAGCGACGCACTCGATGTCTAAAGGCGCACAACGCTTCATCGTCGTCAGCGACAATCATGGCGACATGGCTGATGAGGCGAGCGTCGGCGCACTCTGGTCGTTCATGAAAGAGTGGAAGCCTGAGATACGCGTCCACGCTGGCGATAACTACGACTTCCGCAATCTACGCAAGGGCGCGAGCGACGAGGAGAAAGCCGCATCGCTGGCCGACGACTGGGAGGCGGGCAATGATTTCCTGCGTCGCTTCTTCGACGGCGGCACGAGCAATCATTTCCTGCGCGGCAATCACGACGAACGACTTTATGAATTTCGCAACTCTTGCTCTGGTATGCTTCGTGATTACGCTACTGATGGCATTAAGCAGATGGAAGCAGTGGTGAAGAAATGCCGCGCGAAGATGCTACCGTATGACTCCGATCTCGGGGTGCTCGATCTCGGCAAGCTCTCGGTGCTGCACGGATTCCATGCGGGCGTCGGCGCGTGTCGAACGCACGCGGCAATTTACGGCAACGCAATTTTCGGCCACGTTCACACTATCGAGACGGCGTCCGTGGCATCGCGTGAACCTGCCGAGGCGCGCAGCATCGGCTGTCTCTGCAAACGCGACATGGATTATGTGAACAAGAAAACCGGAAAGCTACGTTGGGCGCAGGGCTGGGCGTACGGTCTTTTATTTCCAGACGGAACGTATCAGCTTTTCCAGACACGGAACATCGG